AGTCGATCTTCGCACCGGGGTTGGCGCCGGCGAGCACCAGGCTCACCTCGGTGATCTGTCCGTGCATGACCTGCTTGGTCGGCTTCTCGACGAGCTGATTGGCGTGGATCGAGAGCGAGTCGATGTCGCCGTGCTCGACCTGAAGCTTGGCGTTCTGGCCGGCCTGCGTCGAGTTGAAGTACCCGTCGGCGCGGACACCCTCGGACATGTGCTTGAGGATGGCGTAGCCGAGTACGTTCGTGATGTCGCTGTGGCCATGCATGAAGACGAGCGGAACTCGCTTGCCATCCATGTGCTTGAAGGCGTCGGTCGTGATGACCCGGCCATCGGAGCAACGCATGTTGGCCTTGGTGGCCCAGCCGCTGAAATCAGGCTTCATTTTGACTGCTTCCTCCTCCTGCTGTGAGTTGGGGTACGGGCCGTGTCGCTAGCTGTCGGATGCTCGGCGGGAACGGAGCCCGAGGAGGCGGTTGCAGCGGTGTTGGCGTCGGCATGTTGCTGTTCTGGAGCAAGTCCGCCTTCGGGTCCTTGGACGGCTTGAAGCCGATGGCCTGGCGGAGCTCGTTCGACGTGAGGATCTCGTTGCGAGCCATCATGTCGGCGATCTTGGCGACCTCGCTGAGAGGTACCAGGGCGAACGGGTCCTTGAAGTACGTGATGGACTGACCCTGGGTCCGTGCCGTCTTGGTGAGGAAGGTGGCCCTCATCGCCTCGACGATTGCGCGGAGGATGGGCTCGACCGTACGAGAGTTGTAGTTGATCATGGTCTTCTCGTCGGCCGTGCCGTTCATGATCGTGTCCGTGATACCGAGCTGGCTGTACAGCATGTCGGTCAGGAACTTGATCTGGTCCATCAACTTGTTGTCGACGGCGCGGTTGAGCTGAGTGATCTTCTCAGTGCCATCGGTATAGGCGATACCGTACTGGCCTTCCTTCAGCTGGAACTCAATGTCCTTACGTCTCTGCTCTGCCTGCTGCCGGCGGGCCTCAGACTTGATGACGTAGGGGAGCTGAATGATCATGTCGAGCTTGCCCGAGCTGGATGCCTTGTCGACGGCGTCAAGCAAGTTGAGCTTGGCGACGAGACGCTGCATGGTCGAGTTCGGCTCGTTCATGATGTCGTAGAGAGGGTTCTCCACGATCGCGACGAGGCTCTTGGGAAGAGTGATCTGCTCTCGGAAGCCTTTCGCCTGGTTGTAGAGGCTGACCCGGACGTGCTCGGGGTACCACGCGACGATCTCAGCAGCACGCATCGACAAGATGTCGTAGGAGTTCGAGTCGATCGGGTTCAGGGTCGTGTCGACAGGCACGATGGCCACGACGCCCTTGTCGAACATGATCCGCACGATGTCCTGCCTGAACTGCTGTGCGAACTGGTCGATGTTGGCCCGAACGGTGAGGCACTCGTTCATGCCGCTCTTGATGTCCTCGATGTACCGGCCGTCGCTGTCGTTGCGGACATGACAAACCTGAATCGAGGCCACGTCGAGACTCATGCGCGTGAGGACCGACGACAGCATGGTTCGTTCGCTGCCGTAGACGAGTCGAGTACGGTCCGGTCGGATCCCGAAGGATGAGCCGGCGGCGTACGACTGTTCTGTCTGGTACTTCTGGTCCCAGTTCGTGAAAGCGTTCCACGCGTGCCTCAGTCGATTGAGCACTCCCATTTAGTCACCTCCTTTCCTATTCGAAGGCCTCCTTGTTGGCCTTGTACGCGACATACGCGTCCATCAACGCGGAGACGTTGTCGATCTTCGCTTCTTGTCGGCCCTTGTAGAGCTTCCGGTTACCGTTCGTGTCCTCCAGGGTGATCGCGTTACCCATGGCGAATGTCATGAGGGCCTGATCGAAAATCAACATGCGCTCTGCGCTGAGATTCTTGAGCTCGCCAAGCGGCACAGATTCCGTCTTGGCGCCCTGTATCACCTTCTCTATTCCGTACGAACCGTTTTCCGCTTCCCAGCGGCTTACGAACTCCTTCGCGTTGTATGGGTCGAAGCCAAGGCATCGGACGTCATACTCAGAATGCTGGATGAAGTTATCCAGGTCATCGTAGACCTCCATCATGTCGAGGACGGTGCCTTCGAGCACGTGGAGGCTTCCCTCGTCGGTGAACTCCTGGTACTTCTGGCGCATGGCGCCAGGGAGTTTCATCAACGTGAGCGAAGTGATGTAGCTTCGGGTCTTTACACCGAATCCACCATTACGCAGTGGGAAGATGAATGTGAAGGCGCAGAAGTCATCGCCCTGTGAGAGGTCGGCACCGAGAGCACAAGGCATCTGCCAGAACTCTCGATACGGATGAGGAAGAGTTTCCTCGTACGTGAAGAAGTAGGTATAACCCTCCATCGGTATCCCGAACCGCTTAGCCAGGATGTCGTTCCTAGCAGCCGGGGCCTTCTCGGCGCGTTCAACGTCGAGTTGGTAAGTCTCATACGTCACCGTCTTCCCGAGGTTGGGGTTTGCCTTCAGCCACATGGCTGGGTCGGCGACCTCTTCCAACTCGTCCAGCTTGTAATGCCAGATCGAGATGTGCGGAGCGAGGTAGTCACCCTTGAGAATATCGGCGAGTTCGAGCTTGATGGTGTCCCCGGAACCGTTTCGAACGGTGCCCTCGGAACTGATGGCGACGATCAGGTAATCATCAAGCTTCGACGCACCCTGTTCAATCGCCCCAACGACATCCTCACGAATATCGCCAGAAAGCCACTCGTCGATTGTCGAGATCTTCGGCCGCAGGCCCTGCAGCTTGTTGATCGACATGGGTCTGATTTCGAGCAATGAGCCGGTGAGGAAATTCTCGACGCCTTTCTTTGTCGATGCCAACTTCACGCGGTTCGCTCGAGATCCGGTGGTGTTTTGAAGCGAGCCCTCGGTCAGGAACTTGAACAGAGGTCCTCTGGCCCGAGTGATGGCGGTCCGGAAAGGCGACATCACCTCTTCGGCCTGCTTCATCGTTGGTGCTGTGGTGATCTGGTGAGTAGTAGCCGTGTCGACGTTGAGGAAATAGCTCTGGATGCACTCTGCGTACATCGACTTGGCTGCACCTCGGGCGACGATCAGGTACTGCTTGCGCGTCAGACGTTTCTTGATCGTTTTGGTGACGTAGCGGCCCCCGTGTCCGTCAGGCAAAGGCTCGTAGATGCTCCGGTCTTCGAAGTAGTACCAGCCAAATATCTGTTCGGCCCACACCTTGAACGAGGGGAGTAGGTGGAGGTCGCTGCCGTCTGTCAGTGTGAGCTCGTTCTCACAGTAGAGAATGAAACCCTCGACGGCCTTGTCGTCGTAGTAGATGTTCGGGTTGGCGATGAGTGCGTCGACACGGTTCATCTCCATCGAGATCTCCCTGTTGACAGGGATCTCGCCGCGAATCACTGCGTCCCGGAACTGGCCGTAGTAAATCGGAGTTGCCGTGTTCGATAGAGCCATCGCCGGCCCTCCTTTCTACCTTGCGGCCTTGCCGACCGCCTTGGCGACCTTCGTCGTGGTCTCGACGGTGCTGTGGATGTCGTTCAGGGTCTTCGCCACCGAAAGGATCTTCTTGATGTGCTTGTGACCCTTGTCGAACCTGTTCCCACCGCCCACGAGATCCCGGTGCTGCTTCTCCAGGTTCTTGCGAGTGATGATGGTCTGAAGTTCGTGGTTGGAAAGGGCCTTGACTCCGCTCGTCTTGGCCTTGTTGCTGGCCTCGCTGGCCTTGGTGTGGTCCTCGGACGGGGGGTGAGCCGTGGCCTTTCCCTTGCCCTTGCGGATGCCCCAGCGCATGCCCTTGGTGCCGTGATGGGCTAGAACACTTCCCACCAGGGCGGTTCCGTCGAGACTGGATCCGCTGGCGGATTCGGGTCGACCCATGATTCTCCTTCCCGCTTGATGCTGAGCAGTACTTCGAGCTTCTCGATCTCCGCCTTGTTGGCTTCGATGACAGCCGCGATCGGGGGCGGGTCAAATATCATTCGAACCCGCATGGCGATGTACGTTTTGACCGAGTTGAGGTCCAGGTCGGTCCCGATGTAGGAGTCCCACGTCGCCGTGTTGTCCGTGATCATGAAACCGCCGGCAGGCCCTATGCCCAAGGCACTCAGACCCGTGAACACGGTGTTGATGTGCATCATGATGTCCAGATCGAACGCCGCGTAGCTCGGATCGAGGCCGAGAAGCTTCTTGGTGTCGTCGAGGATGCTTCCAGGCAACGTGGGTTACCTCCCTTCTACTTGTAGCGCTGGTTCACCAGACGCTGGACGGCAGCGGCGTCGTAGCCGGCCGCGGTGAGACGCTGGACGCGATCGTCTCCGTTGCCCCACTTGCCGGCGATGACTTCGGCGACGACCTGGTGGGGGTCCTTCTTGCGGTTGACGCCTCGCATCTCGCGGTCGACCTCGACCTGGACCGCGTTGGGGTCGTATCCGGCGACGAGCAGCCTGTGGACACGGTCGGGGCCGTTGCCCCACTTGCCGGCGATGACCTCGTGCGCGATCTCGACGACCGGCTTCTTCTTGGGCGGCTCGGGGTGCGAGTGATCCGGGTTGCCGGCCTTGAAGGCGTCGTACTGCTTCTGGGCCTCGACGAGGATCATGTTGAAGTTGCGAACGACCCACGGGCCGGGGCAGTCGGTGGCCGACCAGTGACGGTGGGGGAAGAAGTTGGAGGCGCTGGGACGCTGGCCGATCTCGTGGAAGAACAGCCAGGCGGCGAGACGGGCCGCGGACTTCCACGTGGCCTCGGAGACCTCCCAGTTGGGCGCGAACGTGGCGTCGGCCATCTCGATGCTGATGGACTCCTCGTTGCCGCGGGTGCTGCCGGTGGCCCAGGCGTACTCCTTGACCCGGACGTACTGACCGATAGCGCCCTTGGCGTCGACCTGGAAGTGGGCGGAGGCCCGCCGGGTCTTCCAGACGGTGAGGATGCCCTCGAGGGTCAGGTTGCCGCCGTTGTGGTGCAGGGTGACGGACTTCTTGGTGAAGGATTCGTGGGTCACGTGACCCGTCTCGTCCAGGCCTGCGATGAAGTCCTTGACGGGCTTGTCGTATGAGATCGTCGACATGTTTGCCTTTCGTTACCAGAGAGTAGTGTCGCCTGGCCGGCGTTGTACCGGTGGTTTCGGTAGCAGACCCTCGTCGCCGTAGTGAATGGCATTGTGGGTGCGGTGCGTGACCGAGATCAGAAACTCCGGGTCGAGGATCCTGGGGTCGCCGGAGACGATGTCCTCAACAGTCATCGGATTCATGTGGTGAATATAGATGCGGTTGTGGATCTCGTACCCTTCGACGCCGAGATCGCGTCCGACGTCACGTGCGATGACATGGCTGCGGATATCGCGCCACTGTCTCGACGTATAAAACTGTTGGTTGAGATATCGGTCGAACCCGAAGGTCGCTCTGCCGACTTCTCCGCGTAGGGCGAGATATCGGTAGCGTTCCTCGAGCGTTTCCAGCCGGACCAGCTCGGAATATGACCTACTCTCCATACTCGTCCTCGCGGTTGATCGGTTCGAGGCCAGAATATGCCCGCATGGCGTCGATGACGACCAGCAGGTTCATGTCGCGTTCCTTATCGCGCTCGATGGCCTCGATCTTCACCTGAGTGAGCTGGTTCTCGTGGCGAAGTCGCTGCTGTTCGAGCTGTTCGCGAGACGAGCCGAGCTTCAGGAAATGCGTAACCTCCTGAGAGGTCGCCGTACCTTCTCGCAAACGCTTCTCAGCGAGGTCGTAGGCGAGCGCAACCATCTGATGCTCTCGACCCTCGGGAGTTGTGGCCGGACGACGGCGCCGAGGGGCCTCAGATTCGTCTCCCCCCAAATTTCGAGGCATGGTTTCCAACTCCTTTCGAGGGGTTTAGACGGGTTGGGGTGGGGTTCCGGGGCGGGGAAGGGCAGAAAGGTTGG